ATTTATTACCTCCAAATAAATTTTTAATTCCATTAATACCTTGACCAGCATATTTAAAAGCTGCTTCACCAATAACACCTTGGTCTTTTCCAAAAATAGGTTGTAAAATTCCTTTATCTACTATTAAATAAAAAGGGTCATATTCCATTTGTTTAGTAAACTTTTGTAATCCTTCTCCAAATGATTCTTGCACAGCTTCTTTAAAATTTTTTTCTGGTACTTCACCAGATAATATAGCATCCATAGCTTTAGTTGTATCTCCACCATATTCAGATGCAAATGTAGTAGCACCTTTAACAGCAGCTAAAGCAAGATTGCCTATTGACCAATAAGCTATACCTTGTAATAATAATCCACTTGCACCACCCATAACACCAGCTAATGCAGTTCCTGCAAATAATTTAGGTATTCCTTTACCTAAAGTGTAGGTTATAATTTCATCAACAGGTCCAAATATTTTTCCTACTACATCTAAAGATTTCCTTCCAAGACCTGGTGTACCTGTTTGTTTATCTATATTTTCTGCAATATTATTTTCATAAATAGGAATATCTCTATCCATTGTTTGTGCGTCATAAGCAGGTCCATCGTACCCTTCTAAAGGGTCAAAATATTCTGCACGATTAGGATAATTATCTAAACTATCTGCATTAGCTCTATCTGCACGTTGTGCATCTTCTATGTCATCATTAAAATATTGGGGTAAATCAGCATCCATTGTTTGTGCATCATATGCAGGTCCATTGTAACCTTCAAAAGGGTCAAACTCATCACCTGTAGGTCGCATGTTTACATCTTTTGGTGTATTTATAGATTCGTAATCTATTTTTTTATTATTAATTTTAAAATTACCATTATCAACAAAAGATAAACCATTACGATTTAATTTTAAAGTTAATCCTGTTTCATTATGTGTTATAAAAGATGCTCTATTTTCATTTTTAACAGTCCATGAATCTTTAGGAGCATAAGCACTGTTATCATCATAATATGCAACACTAATATTACCGTCAGGAAAAAGATTGTCATCAAAACCTTGTGTAGTTAATGCTTGTTTAATACTGTCTATTTCATTATTTCTTAAATTTTCTGCAACACCAATAACTGTTTTTTGAGATGCAGTTCCTAATTTTGCATTATTAATTACTTTAGATAATTGTTTTTTTAATTCATTAAAATCTCTCATAAAATTAATTCTTGTACTATTACGAGATTGACCAGTAGTAGGTATAGTAAGAATATTATCCATTAAATTTTTTTCAAAAACTGTTAATTGATTTCCTACTTTAATATCTAATAAATTTTTTTCATTAGACCACCATTTTTCCCAATCTAAATTTAAACTACCACGCTGATTATTTATAATCCAATCTGTTTCAGTACGTTTATAACCAGGTGCTTCTATTTCTTGTATTTTTTCAGCCATTACGCTCCAAACATATACAGTATCATATCTTGCTGCATCTTTCTAACATCTTTACCATTCTCTATAGCTTTAGTTACTTTGCCATATTCTTTTTCAAATTGTGCATCACGTATAGCTTCAGGTGAATCAATAGCAAACATAGATAAATCTACTTTACCAGTACCAGGTTGAAATGTTCCTGTTTCATCTCTACCTATTTGTTGTAATTGTTGGTAAGCATCAGTAGATAATGCAAAGTTATAGTTATTTAAAAACTCATTTTTAGCTCGTTGTTTAGCTGCAGTTAAACTATAAGAATCATAAAATTTATCTGACCAAGTACTAAGTTCTTCTTCTGTAGGAGGTCTATTTAACTTAGCTTCAAAATAATCGTTAACAAGTTCTTTCATTTCTAATGGACCAGGAATATCCATCTTAGCTATTATTTGTTTAGCTATTTCACCTTCTTGATATCTAGCGTTAGCATTAGTTACTTTAGCAAATTCTTTTAAACCATAATTAAATAACTGTCTTTCAAAACTAAATTCATTATTAAGTTCTTGTGTCTTTGTGAAAAATACAGATTGACCTGTTTCCATTTCTTTCATTAATTGTTTATATAAATCAGAACCTTCTGTTGCATCTAAGTTTCTATCAATCCAATCCATAACTAATTGAATAGATTGTCTTAATGGTTCACCATATTTACCTTCATAACCTACAAACCAATCTGGAGAAACTATTTTATTTTCTAATAAAAACTTTTGATATGAAGATATTTCTTGTGTACTAGCATAATTATCTATAATTCCAGCTATTGGTGCAGCAACAAAATAACCTGCATGTGGTTTTAAAACTACACTATTTCCTTGTACTGTAGGTCTTAATGGTGAATCTGCTGAAGCTGCTAATAAAAATTCTAAATCTTCTGCTGGTATAGTAATACCATTTTCTTGTGCATTAGAAATATAATTTTGAACTGCAATTTCGTTACCAATTAAACCTAACTTTGCGTATTTTTCATATGTAGAAAAATCTAATTGAGGTCCTATAGTTTGTTCAGAAGGTGTTATAGCTGTTTCACCTTCACGCCTTCTTCTAGATTTATCAATCCAACTTTCATCAGAAGTAGAAGTTACTACAGGAGAACCCATATTAGGACCAGAAGGTGCAGCAATTTTATTATTTTCTTGTACTTGTTGCTCTACTGGTTTTTCATTAAAAGCTGCAGAAAAATCATTTCTAAAACTTTCTAAAGGAACTGAATCATTTTTAATACTTTCTAAAGCTTCAGCTTTTAATTTACGTTCAGAATCTGTACTAGGTTCAAATGAATTAATAAAATTAATAAATGATTCTTTAGTAACTTCAGCAATACCAGTAGAAAAAGCATAAGTGCTATCTAATTTTACAAGTTCTGAATTTGGTTCTGCTTCTTTAAGTTTTCTAAACCATTCACCTAATCTTGTACCTAAACTTTTTTTTGCCATTAATTATCCTTCTGGTAAATAATCCAAGTATTCTTGGTCATCTCTATATAACTTTAACATAACACCTGTCCATACAGCCCAAAAATCTGGATAATTTTCAATAATACCATTAGCTTCATTATACATCCACAACCTAAGTGCTTTAGCTCTAACATCATCTGATGTTAACCACCAGTCTTTATTTCTTGTAGGTGAGTATTGTATAGACAATTGTTCAGCTTCTTCCCATTTAACTAATGCTTCAGCAAATCCTTGTGCAGCAGCAAATTCCATAATTTTAGGATTAGTTGTCCAGTATTCTCTCATTTCATTAAATATATCCATTGTTGCTGGTGGAGATAATAAACCATATTCATCAGCTTGAAATCCAGGTAAAGCTTCTTTTAATTGTTCTCTATATAATCTTTTAATAACAGTTTTCTTAACTGATGGTATTGTTGTTTTGTCTAAGTTCTTAGTAAATGTTTTATATCTAAAGAAACCAATTGTATCATTAACAGCTCTACGATATTGGTCAGGACTTAATAAATTCTTTTCACGAATAATATCATTATAATTTTTTTCTTCATAAGGATTGTCAATGTTTAAATAATAACCACTAACTTTTAGTGTACTAAAAATATCTGCGTTTTCTTTTTGAAATTGTTGTACTCTAACACTGTAAGGTTGTTTACCAGTTTCTGATTGTGTTCTAGGACTTAACAAATAAGGATGTTCTACTCCATATAATTCTAAAAATTCATTATATGTAGCTACATCATTACCTTCATTTTTTTCTTTAATACGTACATATTCTTCATACAATACAGCTTGACCCCATAAGTTTCCTTGTTTGTCATCAATAAAATATTCTGGTTGAAATCCTGTAGGACCAAAGAATTGATAAATAAATTGAAAACCAAACAAAGTTCCTGATTTAACTTTTGCATATTCTAAATATGCATTTTCTATTTCACCTTTATTTAATTCATTAACAGATAAACCTGGATACAATTTGTTAATATATTTATCTAACTTACCAGCTTTATATAATCTTTCAGGTTCACCAGCAGATACACCCCATCTATACAAATCAATAGTAGCTTTAGCTCTCATACGTTCTGCTTCTGTACTTGCATCAGATATAACATCAAACTCATCAGCACCAAGTAACCAAGCATTTAATTTTTTATATACAGGTGATATAGAAAATACATCAGTTAATTTTTCTGGTGGAGGAAACTCTCCAAATAAAGTTTTTTCTAAACTGTTAGCCCAACCATACTCTGCACCTAATTTAGTAGATGCAGTTTCAATTGGAGGTAAAACTTTATTTAAAGCAAAACCTACAAATGGGTTAGGTCCAGGTACAAATCCTTGTCCTAACAAGTTAACACCTTGTACATATCCTCTAGGTGATATTTGTACTTGTTGTTCTCCTCCTGATAATTCATCATCAAAAATTAAACTTGACATAAAACCACCAAATGGCATGACAAACATATCTTCTTGTGGGTCTTGTGGATTAGCTACAAAAAATCCATCATTAGAACTACTACCTAAAGCATCTGCAGCACTGCCACCTCTAAAACCTACATGCCCTTTACGTAATACATATGGATTTTGTGCAAGTAACTTACCCCATGTTTGAAATACTTCAAACCACACTTCAGCAAATGGAAAAACATTTACTAACTTGTCAGATATAGTATGTCTTTGTTTTGTATCATACAATAATTCTTTTACACCAGCTAATGCATAAGCTTTAGATTCTATATTCATAGCTTCGTAATCATCAATTTTTCCTGGTTTATACAATTTACTAGCACCTGTAAGTTCATCAATAATTTTTTTAGGAACTGCAGCATCTTTAGCTTCTTTAATAAATTGTTTTCTTAATCTTGGTGTAAAATCAGCAAATCTTTCACCAACATACATCCATCTAAATTGTTTAAATGTCGTAGACCTATTAAGAATACCAATAGGTTTTGTCATTAAATGGTCAAATACTGTTTGATAAAATATATCCATACCATCTTGAAACATTCCAAGAAAGTTTTTGTCAGTAGATTCATCAGCAAGATTTCTAGTAATTGTCATCATACCTGGGTCTAGTCCATCTTGTTTGTTGTAATATAACTTTAATTCATCTAGTACTTTTGATTTTTTAAATTTCTTTAACAAATTTTCTTCAGAACTAAAAAACTCAATTACATTTTTTTCATCAACACCATCAGTACCAAATTTAGCTAATGTACCTTCACCAATCATTTTTCTAATATTTTGATTACCAGTATTAGTATTTAGTCTTAATTTATATTGATAAGTACCATCAGCTTGTTTAAATATATCTTTACCTTCAGATATTTGACCACCAGCACTAATACGTATTCTTGATTCTAAAAATTGTAAATGTTGGTCTAAAGTAACAGAACCATCTCTTAAAATTTCTGACCATTTATTGCCACCGTATTTAATTAATTGTATTCTAGCTTCTCTACCTGCAGGAGATAATAACCATTCATTTAATTCTTTAGAGCCATAACCAAACTTAGCTACTTGTCTAGCAATAGGGTCATTTCTTAAATGTCTTAACTCTGCATACATTGATTCTGCTATTTGGTCTATTGTTAATTCAGATTTATCTTTTGCAAGATATTCTAAATATTTATTTTGTTTACGTCCTCTAGCATCAGCTATGTCATTAGGTCTAAATGTTTTTTGCATAGCTTCTATAACTTCTTCTTGCATTAAAAACTCTACAGCATCATTGTTTTGTTTAGCTTTTGTATATTTACCTAATGAAACTTTTTCTAACATAGCTCCAACTTTACTGTTTGGATTATGTGCAAAAACCCATTGCAAATATTCATGTGGTTTGTTATAAAATCCTGATAAACCTTTAACAGCTATACGTGCTTGTTCTTCTAAAAACACACGTGTAAAAAATGCAAATCTCATAAGTACTAATGGTTTAAATACATTTCTTGTATAAAAATTAGCTAAGTTAGTAAAGAAATTATTTTCTAATCTTTTAACAGATATAGCACCAGCTTCAAAAGGATTAGGTAAATCATCTGGGTTTTTAGCCCAAGGTGCATGATATTTTAACCATTGTTTAGTATCGTATGTGAAACTAGACCTAACATATACACCCTCCCCTATTTCTTTATACGGTTTAAACATTCTTCCCATAGCTTTATCTAATAATCTATAATCCAGTAGGGGAGCAATGTTATCTTGCATTTCATCAAATAAAGATGCAGTCATTGTTTGTACTACTTTTTTATTATTAAATATTGCTTCACCATCATCATTAATTTCATATCCATGAAAACCAGAACCTATGTTTGGAAGTATCTTTTTATTTTTACCTGTAGAATATATTTTCATTTTACTTTGACCTTCAAACATTTCTTTAGCAGCTTTAGCTACATATTCCCAGTTACCACCACGTGCTGCAATTAATTGGACATCTCTTTGTGCTTGTGTATTAGCAAAACTTCTTAAAGCTTGTTTATCCATTGCATCAATAGAAGAAAATTCTTTTAATATTTTTGATGCTTCTGTAGGGTCATATCCATTAATTTGTAAATGAGATGCAAGTTGTCTATAACCTACTTCAATATTACTTAAAGGTATTCCCATTTCAGGAACTACACCTAACATCTTTCTAAAGTAAGGATTGTATGTAGAGTTAAAGTTAGAACTAAAACCTAAATATCTTTCAAATTCAGGTAACTCTAATCCTTTTTCTACATCTACTTGTCTATATCTAGCTACGCTATCCATTTTATCTACTACTTCATCAACAGAATCTTCTACTCTTAATAATCTTGTAGGTTGTTTTCTATAAAGAACTTCACGTACACTTCTAGTTTTTTCACCAGCCCAGCTACCAAATGTTCTATAAGCAGCATTAGGATTAATACCAGATTGGCGTAATGCTTTGTTAACTACTAATGAACCTGTCTTAGGTAACATTTTTCCAGGTAATGTATAAGGAATTAATTGTCCAGCTTCATCTTTAATTGAATATCCTGACTTACTAATTAAATCACCAAACATACTTTGTATTTTTGTCCAGTCAGTTTCTGTTGCTATTTCATCTCTAATTTGATATGGAAGATGTTTAGTAATTGGATTAGTTGCTAAATAAAATAAATCATCTTCTGTTGTAGCAGCTAACGATTTAAAAAAAGCTACATTAGTAGGCTGGTTTAATATTTCGTCAGATGTTAATTGAAAAAATCTTGGTACTCTACCAAATAATGTACTTTCTTTTTTAATCTTTTTTAAACTCTTTTTAACAGCACGTCTATCTTTAACATATTCTTTATTTTTAATAAAACGTCCAGCATCATCTTGATATTTAGCTAAGTTACCTGTACCTGTTAATCCATCAATTTCATCAGCTACAGTTTCTAAAATATCATCAGCCATAGCTCTAGGATTTATTTTTATAGATTTACCTGTTTTTTTAATACGTCCCATTTGTACTAAGTCAAATGCTTGATTAGTTCCACGTAATCCACGTATTAAATTTTTAGCACCTTTAACACCTTTACCAGCAAATACTTCAGGTAAAATTTGATAACCAGCATCAGTTAATCCTGACAATACTTCAAATGCTTTTGTACCTGGTTCATAAAATTCAGAAGCTGTTACTTTACCTGGTGAGTATTCCATAAGAATATTTTTATTAGCCCAATCTGGTCTGTAATAATCTTGTTCTGTTTGTCCAGCCCAAAAATATCTTTGTCTTGCTCTACCTGCATAAAAGTTTATTTTGTTTGGGTTATATGCAGATGTGTAATGTATTTCACCATTTTCATCAAATTGTTTAATTGGTTCACCAATATGCTTGTAAATAAAATCACTAGCTTGTGTTGGTGTCATACCATAATTTTGTGTTAAATCTATGTAGTATGGTGTATTTTCAGCTTTAATACTTTCTAAAGTTATTTTTGTAGCTCTATCAAAGTTAAGTGGTTTACCTTGTATAACATTACGAAACATATTAGCTAATATTGGTTCTCCACCCATATCATGTGCTTCTTGTAACATATCAATAAATTTTCCTATATTACCTGCACCACCTAAATCTTTACCTAATCCTTCTACAGATGTATTACTTAAATCAATTTGCAACATACTTTGTGCTTTAGAAGGTGAATAACCATCTCTAAGTAATTTATCGTATGCACGTATATCTCTAAGATATGCTTGTGACCTACCAACTTTCATTGGTTGTCCAGGTGCTAATGCATTAACTGCACTAGATATAACAGACCATTTACCTGATGGACCTATTGTTTGAAATACAGCATCTAAAGCAGCAAATGCCCATACACCGTATTGAACATCTCCTGGTTTAGCTCCACCTGGAAATAAACCTGCTGTTAACAAATCACCAATACTCATTTTCATATTATCTTCTGTATGTTCGTATTGATATTGTTGTTGTAACTCTTGCCAAATTTTAGCTTCGTTATAAATACGATTATTTGATATTTCTTGTGCTATTACTTTATTAGCTTGAAAGTTAGGGTCTACTCCTGCTAATGATAATGATGCAATTACATCTGCAGGCATTTCAGGAAATCTTTCTGCATAAGTTTGTAGGTCCTGTTGTATTAAATTGTTTTGTTCTATTGCACCTTTGTATAAACCAACTTGTGCATCATCTCTATTAACACCACGTAAAATATCGTAGTATTGATTTCGGTCATATAAAATAAAACCCATTAGTAAACCTGTCTGTTATTAATAATTTCTAATATGACAGGTGATGGGTTTATTTGATATATTGCCTCCAGTATTGTATCTACGTTATCTTGTATTTTATTTGGACCTGGTCCTGGACCTATAGGTAATCCAGCTGTAGCTGGTTCTCCTGGTCTTTCGGTAGGTGCAAAAACATTTGGTGCAGGAATATTAGATTGTTGCATTGGTAATGGTGCAGCTTGTTGTTGTGCAACAAATGCTTTATTTTCACCGTAATCAGCGTCAGGAAGCCTTCTAAGAGGTTGTTTAGCACTTCCTGGACCTCCGTCAGTTCTTTGCCCACCTTGTGGTGTAGCTACTGCTGCAGGGTTATTTGGTTGTCTGTAACCACCTCGTCTACTCTTTGCCATAAAACTCCTTTGTAATCAAAATAATAATACCTGGCATAGGTGTTATGTATTCAACTACCGATTCAGATAATATATCTAATTCGTCTGTAACACCATATTCTGCATACACCATATCCCAAAAATCTACATCATATTTATCTTGCATGTTACATTCCAAAAGCTTGAGCCATTGTAGGTATACCGCCACCCATTTGTTGTTGCATCATTTGTTGTTGTATCATCATTTCTTCTTCAGGTGTCATCTGAGGTTCTTGTGGTGTATAAAACTGTTTCATAATATCTGTTATAGCTGAAGGATACTCGTAAATAGCTATAGCAGCCATTGTTGCTGCAGGGTCACCTTGAGCAGACCTAGCTAAAATAGAATCAAATAAAACTTGTTCAGCTTTATTTTTACGTATACGTTCTTGTACTTTAGCTATGTTTTCTAAACCATCAATGTTATCTTGTAATGTTTCTACGTCTATAACACCTGCTTGCAATAATTGCAACCCAGTTACAATTTTTTGTGGTTCATCAAATCCAGCCATAACACCATAGATACGTCTAGTTTTAAAGTCACCACCAATATCATTAAGTGGTTGATAGTTTTCAGAAAAAGCAGAACCATTTAAGAAACCAGCCATAGGTTTTTTACTAATACCCATAGAGTAAGAAAGTACTACATCCATTTCTAATCTCTTATGGTCCATCTCTACTAATGATTGTTTAAATATATCCCTATACTCAGAAATCATTAAAGACATAGTACTGTTAAGTTCTGATAGTCCAGCACCAGTAACAAAGCTATTAGGTGATTGGCTATCGTCAGTTACAGGATATCCACCAACCATACGCAATTGTCTTTCTAATCTATCTATCTGTTGGAATAATTGATATGGAATGTTATTCATTGGTTTAGAAACTTGTGTACCAGGAGCTAGATAATTGACCGCAAATCTACCTTTTCTGTATTGACCGGATTCTATCTCTCCTGATATGTTAGTTTCTGTAAACACAGAATCTTCCATGGCTATTGCCGACATAATGTTAATTTTTGCCATCATTGCCATCAAACCTATTACATGGTCATATTGTCCTTTTAATTGGTCAAATGATACACGTTTCATAAATACAAATGGTGGTGTAGATAATACGTTAGGTATAAAGTCTAAAATCATATTACGCTCTGGAAATACTACATAAGTACCACCCATGTCATAATATTCAATAACTCTTACACCAGAGTATGTGTTATCTTCCCAACCTTGTTCTCTGTTGTTCTCATAAGATAAAAATGGTGTAGCTGTATCTGTTTGTGCGTCTTGTGCATCTTCATCTTGTTTTAAAATTTCTTTTGCAAACTCAGGATATATCTGTGCAAGTTTATATCTAGGTATACGTCTTAGTACTGCTAATTCTCTTGGTTTTTGGTCTGGTCCAAAGTTTCCTGGAAATGTATCATAAGGGTCACGTAGTTCAGCACTAGGGTAAAAGAAACCATTATTATCACGTTTAGTTGTAATAACCCAAGCACAGTAACCATAACCAGGTAACCATCTAGCTGCTTGTTGTAACTGTCCTAGTAAGTTTTGTTTTTCATCATAGTTAGTAACAATACGTTCTAGTTTTTCTGCACGTATTTTACTTCTAGCTGAATCATTATCATTAGGAACATCAACTCTAACTTGAGGTATTCCTGAAATCTTTTGTGCAAGTCGGTCAATACCTGATTGCAACATGTTAGGAGCTGGTAATAAATCAGCATCAGAGGTTTCCATTGTATTACCTAGTAATGCTTTTATACCATCTGCACCACCGTTGAGGATAGCTTTTATTCTAGCTTTCTGTACTTGTCTTTCTTGTACTAACTTACCTGATGTAAGTTCAGCAGCATTTCTAACTATCTCTTTGTATGATTTGATATCTAAATTTTCTATGCCCATGGTGCGTTATTTATCTCCGTCATCTTATAATCTCCATAACTAGGATTATAATCTAATCCCATATCAGCAGCATGCTCTTTTTGCATACGTCTAAAAACCTTCATTGGAAACCAACTAGCCATAACTATATCAGTTTTTTCCTTGTTTCGTTTAGAAACAGGTTTACCATCAAAGTATAACAGTTGTTGCCTGTATTGCTGTACTTTTGCATTTGACATACCATCACCTACAGGTAAATGTATTCTTCTATCTTCAAATAAATCTGCCATAGCACCTACACCATAAAGTGGGTCATGTTTGTTTTTACCTGTAAGATGTCCTTGTACAGTTATACCAGTACGTAATGTAAATTCTTTAATAGCAGCATCTTGTCGTATAGCAGTTTGAAATCCGTTTTCTTCTACTATCCAATGTCTACAATCGTACTCGTGTAACCATAAAGCCATTTGGTCAAGTGCAGCTCTAATACCACCACCACGTTTATTTTCTAAATCTACTAAATACAACTCACCTCTGTATTGGTCTATACCCCAAAGTACAGATGCTTGGTAACCAGATGATGCAGGGTCAAGTCCAGCAACAAGATATAAGTTTTTATATACTTGTCCTAGTACTAAGTCAGGTCGCATACATTGGTCAATAATATTCATAGTAAAGATTTGTGTACCTTCTACATATGCTTGGTTGTAATATACCATTTCAAATGTTTGTCTACCGCCTGTAGATTCTGCAGAATGTAATCTAGACATTAACCATTTAAAAGAACGTTTACTTGCCCATAACATACAATCAATATGTTCATCTTCAAGATGTTCTGGTATAGCACAATCAAGTGCATGTGCAGTTTCTACTATTGATGTAAAGTTATCTGATTCAAGTAAGTGATTATATAAATCATCAGGATGTTGTCTAGAACCAATTACAACAACAGCAGTATGTTCCTCTTTACGACTTGATAATGTTGTTGTCCACCATTGTCTTGTATTTTCTCTTGCAGCAGGTTGCATAGTAGTTTGATGGTCCTCAATGTCGTCTGCAATAATTAAATCACAGTCACGAGATAATATCTTTCCACCTTTACCTACAGCAACCATAGTAGGTGACTTAATACCTGCAACTGTTCTAGTACCTACAGTAAATTGGTTTTGTGACCAGTTTTTACCAGACCTGTTATCAGGTTTAAATGTTGTACCTGGTATACAAAAATCTTCTTGTAAATCTTGGTTAGTATCTAACACATCTAGTACAGCAGACAATGCATTTTTAGCTATATCTTCGTTACCACCTACCCACATAATACGTATGTTAGGGTTTTTACATATCTGATATACAGCAAAGTGTATTAACAATTCAGTCTTTCCATGTCGTGGGGGTGACAGTATCAATAATTCTTTACCGTTATCTATAGAATCTATAATGTTATTAATCCAGTTCTCATGAAAGTCAGCGGTTTCGTAGTGTTTACCTAGTTCGGTTCGAAAATATTTGTGTCGGAAGTTAGAAAAATTTTTTAATGATTCTTTGGCATCTTGGCTTAATTCCCAATCTTCTGCAGCTACTTCGTTCCTAGTATCAATCTTGTAGGCACCAAGCATGCGACTGACAGTAGCAGAAGTGCAGCCAAGGAGGGAAGCTGCGTGTGCTACTGTCATATCGCCAGTTGCAACCTCGTCAGCTATACCTTCACTTACGAAAGCTCGGTAATACTGTCCTCGTCTAACAGAAGCGTAGTCGCCTTCATCAGACTTACGTTCAATATTAATAGG